TTGAAAGCATATAAAAGCCTTCTGTCAAGGATAGATATGCCGAGCCTTCCGCTCACCGTTATCGTTCCGCCTTCGTTCGCAGAAAAGGAATAATTCTTCTGCTCAATTACCGCAACTTCCGTCTTGTTGTTTTTTACAACGTAATTGCCAACCGCAAGGTTATCCCAATTCTCCTCCGTATACGGAAGGACTAACTCAAACTCGCCCGTGCCGTAATACTGTGTTGTCCATATGCAAGAAATGAAGTCCGTAAACAGATGAACAACGTTAAAAGACGAGTCCAATATTGTTAATGCGTAAATCATCAATACCACCTCGGCGTATAAGTTGTGGAAATGTCATAACTCTGCTCTACTCCGTTTATATAACTTTTGCAGAACAATAAGCCTTCTTCCGCAAGCTTTGTTACATTAAAAGGAGAGTTAATCAATTCAAGACGTTCGTTTCCGTCAACCCTGAATGATTTAAAAGAATCGGTTAATAAAAGTGTTACATCTCCGCTCACATCTGCTGATTGTGATTTGAAAGAACATAAGCCTATATACAAGACATTGCTTCTGCCTGTTGGAATTGTACAATCATCAACAGTAATTGTAATGTTCTTTGGAGGAGCGTCACCTACTATTGCTGCCGAAGTTCCCGAAAAAGTCACAGTATTTGCCAAAGCTTCCCACAAAGGAGTTTCGCAATGGAGCGTGAAAGTCACTTCGTTGTTCTGTTCAAACATAGGAAGTTCGCACTCTGTCATAACTCCTTTGATGAACATCGTAAACGTTCCGTCTGCGGTTTTTCTGTCCTTCCAAATTAAACAGCACTCTTTTCCAAGCCTTTTGGAAAACTGCTCGTATATTGGAGTATAGTCGCCTTTGCCTTTTAAAGGCTTCAAGGACACAGTAATATCTCTCGGCATTAACCTTTGGTTTACAATCGTATCGCCCATTCCGTAAGTGCTTGTTTGCGTAGCAAGTTCAAGCTGCCCGATTCTTATGCCGTCAATGTTTGATACAACAAAATCATCGTTACACAGTTTCACCGCACCCGTTAAGGAAGCAATACTGTTGAAATATAAATTGTTTATCATATTATGCCCTCATCATCTTTTTAATGCCCTGTTCGGTTGCTCTCTTGATAAGATAAGCCTCTCGGTAAGAGCTCATCTGTCCTACATTAATTGTTTGGTTAACGGTGCCGCCGCCGAGTCCGTCAAGAGCCTTGCGGAAGAGCTCTACTGTTCTCGGGTCTCCAAGCGGAAGAACAGCCTCCTTGTATTTACCTTCGCCGATTATTGCGTTCGTTGTATCGGTTACAAGTCCGCCCTTCGCCATAGGTACTCTTGGAAGGCTTATCGTTGGTATTCTGCCAAGTTTCTTCCCGGCAGGCAACATCTTGTTGATTAACTCCAATACTCCGTTGATTGCGTTCGGAGCCATATTCAGGTAGCCTTCTGCAAGTGTTAACGCTCCGTTAATCGCACCCTTGAAAGCCGTTCCTATTGCCGTTCCAACTTTCTCGCCGATATTCTTAAATATGGAAGAAATCCTTTCTTTGAGGCCGCTGAAGAAGGAAACTATCTGCCCGATTTTTGTTTTTATTGCATTTTTAACAGTATCAAATACCTCTTTGATTTTCTCTGCACCCTTCTTAAAGGCAGGAACAACTTTGTCCCAATTCTTAATAAGAAGGACTATCGCTGTAACAACCGCCGCAACCGCTAACACAATTCCGCCGATTATTAATATCGTTGGAAGCATTGAAGCATTAAGTGCAAGGAATCCTCCCGAAGCACCTGCCGCCGCCGCTCCGCTTGCGGTTGTAGCCGTTGCTGATGCGGTTTGAGCAGCGGTATTCGCTGTTGTCGCCGCTGTGTCCGCAACTTCTGCCGAAGTCTTTAATCCAAACTTAACAAGCAGAGCAGATATTCCCGATATGGCTTTGCCGACTCCGTCAGTAATATTTCCTATGCCTTTAACGAATCCGCCTATTGCTATTGTTACAGGTCCGATAGCCGCACCAAATGCAACGAGCTTCGTTGTAACGGATTTCTGCTTGTCATCCATATTCTGAAAACGTTCATTGAGCGAATTCAGTAATCCCGATAATTTATCTATCGTCGGAGCAAGTGCTTCAAGTCCGTTCTGTCCTAATACAATGGCACTATTCTTTGTATCGTTGATAGCCTTCTTTGCGTTCTTCAGCGGTGTTGACATCGTATCAAGTGCCGAGTCAACATTGCCTGCTGAATTGCCTACTCTGTCAAGGCTTTCCTTGAAGGCGTCTGTGCCTTGATTCATTATGGCAAGAGCTCCTTGTCCTGCCTTTACATTGCCGAATAAATCCTTGAAGGCTTCGCTGTCTCCGTCAACTGTGTTGTACAGAATCTGTAATACATCGGAAATGTCTTTTCCGTCTGCCATTAACTGACCGAAGGTCTTGCCTGTCTCTTCTTTAAGGATTTTCGCAACATCGCTTCCCGACTTGGATAACTCGTTAAGAGTTCCCCTCATTGCGGTTGTTGCGTTCTTTGTGTTGATACCTTGCTTTGTCATTAAGACATACATTGCGGCAAGGTTATCAAAGTTAACTCCAAGGGCTGAAGCGGTAGGAATTACATTACCCATTGACGCCGCTAATTGGTCAACCGTAGTTTTACCATCGTTCTGCACCTGTACTAACTTATTAGCAAGGCTTTCAGCTTCCTCGGTCTTTAATCCGTATGCGTTAATCGCCGTTGTAAGCACATCAACCGCTGTTGCGGTCTCTGTGAATCCTGCCTTCGCAAGTTTTGCCGACGTCTGCACAAATTCTGCCATTTGCTCCTTCGGAACAGATGCAGACAATGCCTGATAAGCCGCTTCGGTGATTTCCGCCGCTGATTTTCCTGTCGCACTTGAAACCTTGAGAAGGTCATTGCTCATTTTCTCAAACTCTTCCCCGGTAACACCTGCAATGGTGTTAACCTTGTTGAGTCCGTCCTCATACTCATTCGCCGCTTTTAATGCTACTCCGCCAAGGGCAGCGAATCCTGCGGAAACCTTTGAAAGACTCTTGCCGACTCCGATTATCTTATCGCCTGTTGCAGAAATCTTCTTTCCTGCCGCTTGCATCTGCGAGCCGAACACAGACGAGGCTTGCCTTGATTGCTTTTCAAGGTCTTTTAGTTTGCTTGTGGTTTCAATTATCTCTCGTTTTAATGCTTCCTGCTGTTCAACGTTTTCCTTCGTTCCGTCAGCATTCTTCTCAAGTTCATCAAGTGCTTTCTGCTCAAGGTCAAGTTTCTCTCTCGTTGCCTCAACTTCCTTGCCAAGAGCCTGTTGCTTCTGCCTTAACAATTCGGAGGACGTCGGGTTGAATTTTAACAGCTTGTCAATGTCTCTCAATTTGGAGGCGGTCTGTGATACTGTCTTGTCAACCTCTTTTAAAGCCTTATTCAGTTTTGTGGTATTACCATCTATTTCAATGGTAATGCCTCTTATTCTTTTGCTTGCCATTTAATCACCCGAAGAATTTGTTAATATCTGCTTGGGTTGCTTCCCTTGTCTCTAATTCCTTGTAGTCGGCATTGTCATTTCCTGCTTCAATTATGATGTCAATAACCGCACCGATAGAAAGCAATTCCAAGTCCTTAATTGATATACCCGACTGTAAAGCTCTTAACACATAAAGTGCCGTGTTGAATTCTCGCTCCGTCGGGTTATTCAGTTTTTTGCTTCGCTTGTGGTCTCCATATCACTATGAAGCACAGAATACACTTCCGCCATTAACTCGTCATCGTAAAGGGTTGTCGCCTCAAACTGTTCAAGCCATTTGTAGAAGTCGTCATAACTCAAAGCGGAAAGCCTTTTCTTTTCCGCCTGTGCGTTCATAATGTATGCAAGTTTTATTCCTATATCTACAAGATTTAAACCTGCCTTGCTTGCAAGTTCTTCGTCTTTACTTTCTGTGTTTAACTGATTCGTATTCATACCAAGAAGTAAATCTTCCTTGAATACGTTTTTGTAAATGTATGGCGTTGCTCCGTTTGCGAGCAGATTCATTTTTACGCCGTTTCTGTCAAGTTCCTTAAACATAATAAATGCTCCTTTCAACGATTAAAAAGGGCGGAATTAACCGCCCTTTCCTTTGTGTTATGCCGAGGTTGTCTCTGTGGGAACAGGAACAGCACTAAACCAATTAGCATAGTTTGAGCCGCTCTCGCCCTCATAGTACCTTGAAAGCCTTCTTGAAGTTCCGCTTGCTGCTGCAAGATAAACAAGAGGAGCGGTTGAAAGCGAAAGAGTATCGGTCTGCGGAGCAATCGCATCCTCAACTGTTGAAGCCTCTGAAGAGGGTCTTGTTGCTGTGCAACAATAGTCAACGAATCTTCTCTTTTCAACGTCTCCGTTAATCTCATACATAAGAGCGAAATTCTTAACCTTCTCGTCGCCTGTTTCAAGGATACCGCCTTCAGCGGTCTGTGCAAAGCCAAGAACAGATGTCTTGAAGGAATCGGGAATAAGAGCAATCTCAAGGTCGCCCTCGTAGCCGTTATTTGATGTGCCTGTCCAATACTTCATATCGTCAGCATAGAAGTTCTGCGTGTCGCCTGCTGCCGACAGAGAGAGGTTAACAGCACCGGGAATTGCAACAGGAGTACCGAAAGTGGTAACCCCATCGTCATCAACCGAAATAACGGAATAATAAACATTTTTTAAGCCAAATTTTACTTTGTTAGCCATTAATTAAGACCTCCGTTGTGTATGTTGTCATATTGATACGTTCATCGCTTATGTAAGCGGTTGTCTTATCATAAGCAATCTCGTTGTCGCTCAATATCTTTTGAATTTTTCTTTCCGACTTGATGTCCTTATTAGGTGAATAATACTGAATAACAAGTCCTTCAATGCTTTGATAGTTTTCGTTGTCAGCATATAGGTCATCAGAGTCCTGATAATAGAAGATAACGAAGCGATTACGTTTACCTTCCTTGAAGGCGGAGTAAGCATATTCACACTTCAGTTCCGTCGCAATATCTGCAATGATTCCGTTAATCTGTTCGTATGTCACTCATTCAACCTTCTTTCAATTCTCTGCATAATTTCCTTTTCTGCCCATTCGTTGGCAGGATATATATGCGGTATTCCGTCTACTGTATCATTTCCGTCTGCTTTTGCGTGTCCGTTTTCAAGCAAGTGAGTTAACTGTGGCTTGTTGGCATTATAGATTAT